CCTTTGTGTTCAGATGTTAAACTTCGAGAGAATCATGAGGTTTACCATTTGGTCGTGGACGCTTTGGACAAGATTACAGACTACGTCGTCAACAAGACGGAACTCGCAGGAGAATTCATGAAAGCTGCTACACCCGATTTGAGAGATTTGATTTTTAAATCAATTGAACTCTTTTTTGGCGTCATTAGCAGTATTTGTGGCCATGTTGGCGATTTTATGTGGTTTTTGACCACATTCGTACCCGCTTTTGCTCAAACAACTTACCACTATTCTTATAGGATGGTTTTTGATTATGAGCAAGAGGTTAAGAAATTGAAAGAAGATTTTCGCAAGCAGCAGATGCTTTGCGTGGCGCTGTGTTTAGTAGCAATGCTTATTGTCGTTTGCTATTTGATCGTCGTCATCTTCTTTTCTCTTAAAAAGAACGCAGAGAAACTTGGGAAGTTTTGTACGCGGGCGTATTACAGTATCGTTGATTTTTACAACGGGCTGAGCTTCCGCCGCAAGAAAACCAAAGTTATCGTTGCTAGGGACGGAGTCGACGTTCGTCGTGTTAATGGAATGGTCGAAGTGTCGTTGAACGGAGTCGTAGTATTCAAAGGAACTGAGCCAAGTGTTGAAAATTCAGTTAAGCGCGAAAGGGCATATGCTGAAAAAGAACACACTATTGCGAAGGTTGAATATTTGAACGACAAAATTCTAAGGACACAGGTGACGTTTTACTCCAACAAGGGCAATACTCCAGACTACATTTTCAGGGGACAGGGAACTTATTATCAGGTTGAAATGAAAGACGGTGTTACAAAGCAGTATTTAATTACTGCTTCGCATGTGGCTGACGCCACGACGCATTTTTCTGCGGCTAACACGCACGGCAATGTCAACCAGAGATTCGTGCCGCTCCCTAAGTGGAAGATCAGAACGGAATACAACCAGAAGACAGATGAAGATTTCGCGATGTGTGAGATTTCTCAAGCAGAGATTTCCAAAGCTTGTCTTACTGGCTACCCTTCGCTGGTTCCAGCAAAAACTAATGACAAGATCATCTGCGACGTCGACAAGCTTGAAGCTATCGGTATTGGACATCCCCTCAGAAACGAGGACGGGTTTTATTTGTCCTACGGTGATCCATTAGATCCACCTTACAAGGATCAACCCTTGATTGGCGCACACAGTGTGTCTACGAAAGGTGGCTGGAGCGGTTGCGGCTTATTCATCAGACGCAGCGAGACCATTAATCTTGTCGGAATACACTTGGGGGAAATGGGAGCTAATAATGGCTTTCTGATCTTCCAAGAGAAGGAAGACGACATTAAGGAAGATTATTGGGTTGAGAAGGAACAGGTGATCCGTGAGGCCAAGAGTGGTGAGTACCAGGGACATAATCGCAAATATGGCGGCAGGAAAGGCTATGACGCTCAGCAGAGACGCAGAGACAGGGCTTGCTATGTTGCACAAACTTGCGAATATGACAACTGGACACAAGAAAATAACGCAGCGAAAGACGGAGTTAAACCAATTGAGAAATTGGTTGACGCCGTTGATGCTAAACCGATTGAGAAATTGGCTAATGCCATGGTTGATAAACCAATTGAGAAATTGGTTGACGCCGTGGATACAACGCTGGAGGAAAATATTGTGAAGCCACTCGTTAAGGCCGAGACATGCGAGATCACGCGTGACGACGAGAGCGACATCATGTGCGAGCATGCTGACGAGGCTTTTCGCGAGAAAACGAGCGCATCGAAGAAACTGGCTAAAGAGAAAGTTCAATTCGAGAAAACGCTTGTAAATATCGCGACTATTGAAAAAGTTGCGGCAGCGCTTAAAACAAAGGTGGCTCCTCTCGCAGAGAAGTTTGAGGCGAACGATACTCCTGCTGTCGAAAGGACACTTGAGACTAAGGAGGATTTTCGGAGCCCCGTCGTGAGACCGCTGACGGGGCTGAACGCGGCATCGTGCAGTGGATCTGCGCAAAACTTGACGGATATTTTAATTCCAGAGCAAACTATCAGTTCTACACAGAACCAAAGCGCGTTGGAAACAGATACATCCTCGGAAGTTGCGCTAAAAAGGTCGACGGAACAAAAATTGCCCGAGGCGACGCCAAAGTCAGACAGCTCTTCGAGCTCCTCTTCCCAGAAATCGAAAAAGGTTACCATAGGCCCAGTCTCGACCAAGAGCATGTCCTCAGATCAATCGACGAGTATCACGACTCAGAGCAGTACCGAGGAATCAGGTTTCCAGCAGGAAAAGTCAAACAAGCACAAGAAATTGTTACGGCAATGTACAACGCTGTTGGCTTCAGTTGGAGTTGCGGATTTGGCCAAGATCAACATGGACTCGATCTCAAGGGAAGATTTGACACCGTTTTTCCGGACATTGTCAAAGATGTGTGCAAAACCTCCAAGCCAGGATACCCTTACCGACTCGCCTACGGAACAAACGGCGCAATCTTAAACGAGCGTTTAAGCTTCGTAAAGCAGTCAGTGTGGGAGCGTGTCAAGGCGATAGCAGAGTTCGAAGGTGACTTCAACGAATTTAAAGTTGACAGGAAACAATGGATTCTGAAGGAGTTGAGAGATCCAGTCAGGCTATTCGGCAAGAACCAGGGACACCCTGTTAGAAAGAAGTTGTGCAGAATCATTTCGCACGTCTCTTTAATCGATCAGATGGTTATGCGATTCTTTTTCGGCGCTTACGCCGACGCAGAAGGCAACCACTACCCAATGCTTCCTACGAAAAAGGGCATTGGATTTAACGAATATCATGCCAATTTGATCGGAAACTGCATCTACGAGATTTCAAATCTTTTGGATCGGGATCCGGTGGCATCTGACGTTCGTGGTTGGGAGAAAAACTATTCTAGCGATTGTTCTGAAATTTTCGCCGAACACATGTTGGCTACCTGTGAAGACAGGAATCCGGTGCTTGAGAAAGCAGCGGCATGGTGGAAAGTGTCCTTAACCACCACTCCTTACGTCACTGATAGTGGTGATCTTATAGATTATGACGATGATAAGTGTCAGCGGAGCGGTTGCTTGATGACTACATCTTCAAATGGCGTGGCACGAGTTGCTTGCGCCGCAGCAATCGGAAACCTCTCAGCTGTGATGGGCGACGACTGCCTCGAGTGGCTTAAAAGAAAAGAAGACACCGAGGAGGACATCGCTCGGAAATATGCGGAGATTGGAGTCCCGGTTCGGGGTTTGGAGAAACAGTCACGGACTGATTTCACTTTTTGTTCTCACAGGTTTGTGCGACAGGACGACGGCACGTGGAAATGCTGGTTAGCGACGCCCGAAAGGATGTTGTTTGATGCATCGTTTAGTAAGGTTTGCGACATATCTACAAAGGGTAATTACCTTGACGAGATTGTGCAGATGCCTGAAAGCGAATACAAAGACCTCATTACAACGTTCATTGAGTGTCGCCACGAGTTGCTGGGAGCCGTCGCCCAGCATGACCAAAAGGATGAATAAAGGTAGCACCCGGCCTAAACAGGGTGCAAATGCTAATGCAAATGCTGCAGCAAGGATCAAGGAATTGACGAAAAAGGTGGACAATTTGACCATGTCAGTGAAGAAACGAAAGCAAGGAGGCAACTCTTTTGCTAACTTTGCTGGGAAGGTTGGCACAGCCTTTGGAGCTGGAATTTCTCGGATCGCAGGATTCGGAGATTACACGGTCTCAGACAATACCATGTCTAAAGGAGGATATTCTTCAATAGACGTGCCAATGTTTGGTGGCTCCGGTTCAAGTGAGGTTCGTGTCACCCATAGGGAGTTTGTTAGAACAGTATCGGTGCCAAGTGACGGCCTGAGTTTCAACAACCAAACCATGGACATTAATCCATCTAACACGGCAATGTTTCCTTGGCTGAGTAGGATTGCTCGAAATTATCAGCAATACAGGATCAACGGAATGGTGTTGACGTTTAAGTCGATGACTAGTGAATACACTAGCTCCGGCGCGTTGGGTACGGTTGGCATAGCCACCAATTACAACGTAAACGACAAACCATATTCTGATCTTGTTTCGTTTGAGAATAGCCAGTTCGCCGTCGTTAACAAGCCTAGCCTCAACATCGTTCACGCGATTGAGTGCAAGGAGTTTGCACGCAACGGACTGCAGCTGTATGTTCGAGATGCCGACAGCGAATCCACTCAGATCAGTGACGCAAGATTCTACGATTTTGCCAAAGTACAGGTCATGACAGACGGCCTGCCTCAGACACCGGGAACTACGCTCGGCCAGCTTTGGGTGTCTTACGATATCACATTGCTCAAGCCCGTAGTTTCTAGTGATGGTGTGGCACCTTCATCGGTTCCCCGCACTGTTCTGAGGTCGCAGGAAAACACCACCGAGCTTCAATGGTTGGACAACGGCGGCATTTACTCCGACTTGATCACTTGGCCTGATCAAAGCGTAGCGGCAAGTTCGCAGTTCGTATCGTATTCAACTACGACGGGACTCGACATCACGAGTGGAAAGGCTGATACTTTCAGTCGCACTCCTGGTCCGTTAACTTTGATATCGCCTAGTGAAAACGGAGGCTTGCTCATTCGCAGGAATGGCCATTACAAATTGGTCTTCCTCGTGGATGGAGTTTTCCCGGTCAATGCAAATTACATCACCGGTGAATCCGTCGACAGAGCCTTCCAGATCGCGAACATCGGCAACGCCACACATAACATTGTTTACAACAAGTCGTTTGAGGTGGTTCACAGCAAGTACGGCACAGCCGTCGCTGATGTTGTTCGAGTCGGAAACGGTGTGCTTGAGATCGTTGTCTCCGGCATCACCGGCCAGGGTAGCGCGCTCGATGGCGGCGTCACGATCAGCCTGGCCTCGTGGCTGGCCTGGAACAACCAGACCATGCTTCCGTCTGCTCTTAAGCACACGCTGCAAGTGCAGTGGTCTGACCAGGCTTCGTCAGCTGATGCTCCAGCGTAATTAGCAATCAGGAGACAACCTTTAAAACCGGGCGTTCGGTCCCGTTAAATTTCCGAACTAGATGTGGAAGGAAACCACACTGAAACCAGGGCTTGGCGGAGCCTGAAAAATTCCGTCAACCGCGGGCCTTCGGGCTCGTGTTAAGGTGCTTGAAATGCTGAGATAAAGGCTACCTAGAAAGCTGAAAGTCGGGGATAGGGAACCCCTCAAAGTAACCCTCCTGAGACAACAG